AAAAATATAATAAAATTTCAAACATCAAATTCTTTTGGTTGGGATTTTTTAGTAGGTTTTTTAGTTTTGGTTTCTTTAGTTAAATCAATAGAACTTTCAATAGAAACTTGTAATTTTTCAGGTTCTGTTTTACGAGTTTTTGGTTTTATAATTTCATCACTAACATTATTGGTATAAAAATATGCACCTTGTAAGAAACTATCTGCTAAATCATCTTTCTTTTTATGTGAATTAAAATGTTTTTGCCAATCTGGTAAATGATTTGTTAAATCTAAACAATATTTTATTCCCAAACTTTTAGTTAATTTATAAGCTTTTGTATCATCTGTACTTTTGGCTTTAATTAATTGCTTAGTGTCACCTTCATCAGCTAATTTAAGTTTATTAGAAGGTGACATAAATTTGACTTGAGTTATATTAGATTTAGTAATTGATTTATCTAAGATACCCCTAATTAAATAATAATCATAAAGTGTAGAAGCTATTGATTTCATTCTGGGATTTTTAAATGATGGTTGATTTTCAATAACAACATAATCAGCTGAAAGTAAATTTGATCTTTTTTCTAATTCCATCATTAAACCATATTTAACATCATCAAAATTCAATGTAGTTGAACTTTTTAATTTAAAGTTTTTTAATTGAGATCCTTTAGTTTTACTAGTATGAATTTGTTTAGCATGTGTTTTACAATAATAACATTCAGTATCTGTTTTATAACAACTAGCAGTTTTACCACATGTTTTATTTTTAGTTTCATGACCACATAATACTTTTTCTTTATTTTTAGGAATTTCTTTAAAACATTCTTCAAATGGTTGAATAGTTACATCTACTTTTTTACCATGAGTTTTACAATAATATTTTATTTCACCATTTACTATATTTGATAATTTTGCTTTAGCACCACAATGACATTTTTGTTCATCTCGATTAGTTAAATCAATGTTATTCCAATCAATTACATACCAATCTATTTTATTTGTGCCGTCTGGTTTGGTAAATTCTTTTTTAGTTAATAAACAATAGGAAAGATGTATAACACCTACATCAAATGATAAAATTACAGGAAATTTCTTGGATTCTTGAGTCATTATATTAATATTTATAAATCATTTTGTTAAACCAAAATTAAAAATTGATATATAAAATAAATACAATTATATATAATTATATAATGTCTGGTAAATTAGAATTGATAATTGGTCCAATGTTTTCAGGAAAATCAACTGAATTAATTAGACGAATTAGACTTTTGCAAAAAATCGATAAAAAAGTTCTTGTAACTAAACCTCAAATAGATATAAGATATAATCAAGATAAAATTACTTCACATAATTATGAATCTGTTGATTGTAAAGTATTATCAAGATTAGATGAAATATGTGATGATGATATTTTAAACTATGATACAGTTATTGTAGATGAAGGACAGTTTTTTCCTGATTTAGTAAATACTATAACAAGATGGGTTAACAATTATTCAGTTAATATCATAGTTGGTGGTTTAGATGGAGATTTTCAAAGAAAACCAATAGGTCATATCTTAGATTTAATTCCAATGGCTGATAGATGTGTTAAATTAAATTCATTATGTAATATATGTAAAGATGGTACAGAAGCACCATTTAGTTTTAGATTAGTAAAATCAAATGATATTGTATTAGTAGGTGGTTCTGAATCATATATTCCTGTATGTAGAAAACATTTTATTAATTTATCAAAATAAAATTTTAATCTAATATTAATATATGACTAATAATACATGTTCTCATAAATTTTGTAATCAAGATATTTTAAGTATATCATATGATCAAGATAATTCAATGGTAAAACAAGGAACTGAGGGTAACAAAGTATCAATAGTTCAAGTTCCTCATGCTGAAGCTCAAGTTAAAGCAGCAAGGAAAGCTGAAGCTCAGGCAGCCTTATTAGCTCAAGCAGATAAAGCTCAGGCAGCCTTATTAGCTCCCCCAGCTGAAGCTCAGGCAGCCCAATTAGCTCAAGCAGCTGAAGCTCAGGCAGCCTTATTAGCTCAAGCAGCTCAAGCTGAAAAAAATAGGAAAGAAGAAGCTCAAGAACAAGCAGAAAGAGAAGCCAAGGTTCATGCAGCCCAATTAGCTCAAGCAGCTGAAGCTCAGGCAGCCCAATTAGCTCAAGCAGCTCAAGCTCAGGCAGCCTTATTAGCTCAAGCAGCTGAAGCTGAAAAAAATAGGAAAGAAGAAGCTCGAGAAAAAGCAGAAAGTAAAGCCCAGGCTCAGGCAGCCAAATTGGCTCAAGCAACAGCTCAAGCAGCTGAAGCTGAAAAAAATAGGAAAGAAGAAGCTCGAGAAAAAGCAGAAAGTAAAGCCCAGGCTCAGGCAGCCAAATTGGCTCAAGCTGAAATTAAAGCCCAAAAAAAAGCTGAAGCAGCCAAATTAGCTCAAGAAGCTCAAGCAGCTAAAGCTGAAAGAGAAGCTGAAATTAAAGCCCAAAGAAAAGCTGAAGCAGCCAAATTAGCTCAAGAAGCTCAAGCAGCTAAAGCTGAAAGAGAAGTAAAAGTTAAAGCCCAAAAAGAAGCTGAAGCAGCTGAAGCAAAAGCTAAAAAAGAAGCTGAAGCAACTGAAAGAAGAGCAAAAAGACAAGCAGATGCTAAACCTGAAAATAAAAGAATAGCTAATAGAATGGCTGAACAAACTACTGTTAACACTCAAAAAGATAAACCAAAAAGTCAACAAGAAATTGATAAAATTAAAACAGAAATAAGTAAAAAAATAGCAAAGTGTAGAAACTCTTTTAATGCAACTAGTGATAGTAACGTTAAAAGTGATTTTAATAACAAAGTAACAGAATTATCAAATATTTTAAAAAAAAATGATGAGAAAGATTTATTAATTCATATTAAATATAATTGTGATACTCCTTCAATAAAATCTTCTGCAAATGTACCTGGTGCACCAAAAGATAGAAAAGCAATGTCACCTAAAAGTCAAAAAGAAGAACAAAATAGGACAAATAATATTGATAAGAAAATTAAAGAATGTGTAGATATATTAAAAGCATTAGGTGATAAAGATTCTTCAGCTTTACAAATAATTCAAATTAAAAAAGAATTAGAAAGAGTTAAAAAAACTGTAAATGCACCACATAATAATTTCGTTTGCAAACCAGTAGCTAAATCACCAGCTAAACCAGTAGAACCTAAACCAGTAGTAGCTAAATCACCAGCTAAACCAGTAGAACCTAAACCAGTAGTAGCTAAATCACCAGCTAAACCAGTAGAACCTAAACCAGCAGTAGATAAAGCAGAAGCAAAAGCAAAAGCAGAAGCAAAAGCCAAAGCAGAAGCAGGAGCCAAAGCAAAAGCAGAAGCCAAAGCAAAAGCAGCAGCAGAAGCCAAAGCAAAAGCAGAAGCAAAAGCAAAAGCAGCAGCAGAAGCCAAAGCAAAAAAAAAAGAAAAATATTTGAAATATAAAATGAAATATTTACAATTAAAATATTTACTTGAAAATGGTAAAATTAATTAGATTTTTTTCTATGAATTTTTATTTCTTTTTCATTTAATTCTTTCAAATATCTAATACCTCTAAATGTTTTTTTTCTTTTTTCTGGATTTATAATTCTTTGATTAAATTCAATATTAATAGGTGAATAGGCATAATCTAAAAAATCACCTTTATTAGTTGTTTTATTCATATTTATATTATAAAAGAAAATAATTAATATAAAAAATTGAAATTTTTATTTAAAGATTTAATTCTTTAAATATATAACTATGTCTATTAAATCAAAATGGGATACTTTCGAGTTTACAGATTATTTGAATGTTGATAAAAAGGAAATTAAAAACTTGCCTAATGGAATCAGCATAAGTACAATGTGTGCATCATGTAAATTAAACACTAGGTTAAATATACCTAATATTGAAAAGTATTTATTATTAAATCCAGATGATATATTAACTGTAAAAAAAAGTAAAGAAGTTATGCGATCTTTAATTGCAATTAAAAATAAACCTAAAAGAATAAAAAAAATGGATACAAAAAAAAAACAACAAGATACTTCAAAAAATCATTTTTATAATCAAGTTACAGTAGTTGTTCGTGTTACACATGGTCAGGTTAAAGATCTAAATGAAGCGCCAAAAATTAACATGAAATTATTTAGAAATGGATCAGTTCAAATGTCTGGATGTAAATCAATAAAAAATATTAACATTGCAATAAATAAACTAATTAGTAAATTGAAAGAAGTTAAGGGTAAAATAGAGGATGGTAAAATTATTGAAAAAACTTTTATTGACGAACCTGATAATATTTCAGTAAAAGATTTCAAAATTGATATGATTAATTCAAATTATCAAGTATCTATGCAAATTGATCGTGATAAATTATATAATTTATTAATTAAAAAGAAAATTAAATCATCTTATGAACCATGTATTAGAGCATGTGTTATCATCAAATACATTCCAACAGTTGATAATTTAGAACATAAAGAAGTAAGTGTTTTCATATTTCAAAAAGGCAATATTATAATAACAGGTGCAAGATCTCAAAGTCATATATTATCAGCTTACAATTATATGAATGAAATTATATTAACCCACAAAGATGAGATTATTAAAAAAGATGAGAAAGAAGAAGAAGAATTAATTTTAGATATTTATCAGGATATTTTAAAAGAAATCAATATTGGTTTAATAAAAGTTTAGCTAAATTAATAATACAATTATTAATTTAATAATCTTCCCCTCGGGAAAAAATTATTTTATCATAATCTCCTATGTAAACAGTATGTTCATATTGTGCTGTCCAATCATTTTTATTAGCACAAAGAGGTGGATATGTATAAATATAATTATGATTAGCAAGTATTTTTAAATTAGTTTTATAATTAGCTTTATCATTTAAAAATCTATCAGTAAATGGTAATGTTTTAAATTTTTTATTAATATCATATAATAATTTTTTAGTACTATCTAATTTTATTTTACTTATATTATTTGTCATATCTGGATTAATTCTATATAATGTACAATCATCTAATTCATTTACTGAATTAGCTCCTGTTGAACCAAAAGTTTCAACAGCATAAACACCCTCTTTGAATCTATAATTTTTTGGTAAACTATTTTTCATATCTACAGATGGTAAAAACATTCCTCCATGAATTATACCTTGTAATATATTATGTCCACCTAAATTACTGATTGCTTTCACCGGATAAATTTTTCCATTAATTGTAACTTCATATGATTCCATTACTTCTTGAATATCTTTGCCCCAATCTCCAATATCAACATCTATACCTATATTTTTAATACCAGTGTTGGTTGCATCATTTACAGCCATTAATAAATTATCATATTTTGGATCAAAACAAATTGTAAATGCCGAATCTATAATCCAACCATTAGCTTCAGTTCCAAAATCTATTTTTAAAATATCATCTTTACCTAATTTTAATGAATCATTTTTTTTAGGATGAAAATGAGCGGCACATTCATTTACTGATAAACCAACAGGAAATCCAATTCCTTTATTTATTGATTTAGACTGATCTGATAATTCTTCAGTTTTATATTCGATAATTTCTGCAATTTCTTCAAAACTTATACCAGGTCTTAAAAAGGGTTGTAAAAATCTTCTTACTTCTTTAAAAATAGAAGCTGCATATTCTAATGATTTAATAGTATTGTTATTTGATGGATATTCATTTAACATTTCAATTGGGTTAAAAATAGGTTTGACTCCTCTTAATTCAGTATAAATGTTCTCGTATTTTCCAAAAGCTTTATACATTTTTTTGGTGATATATATCATTAACTAGAGGATTATTCTTTAAAGTATTTATAAAATAAGGATTTACATAATAAGATGATGTTTCAATAACTGGTTTACTCATAGAATAAATTTTTTCTACTGTTTCTTTTGAAGTAGTGGGCATAACACTATGATCTAAGGCTTTATGTGGGTTAGATATATATGAAAATATATCTTTTTTGTCATTAAATTTAACATTTTCAGCATCAAGATATGGACCATTTAAATCTCCTTTACCATTAGGTGTACGATTATAAGTGGATATCTCACGTCTTTCATCAATTAGCATATTGTTAGCAGCTTGATTTGAAATTTGTCCATCAATTTCACCATGAATAGCGCCTGTATAATCTTTTAATAAAGTAGTTTGTTTAATAGTAACTCTTGCATTTTCATTAATATCCTTTGCATAATTTCCCATATTTGAATTATTCATTCTACCTGCAGGTGTTGAATAAACTGTAGTTTGTTTAATAGTTGGTTTAGCATTATATTCATTATCTTTTACATAAGTAGCCTCTTTATTATTTGAATTAATATGTCCAATATATTTTGTATTTTCAGTTTGTTGTCTAATTGTTGATTTAGCAATTTCATCTAAATCTCTCACATAAATAGATTCATGATTTTTATCATTTGCATGACCAATAAATTTTGTATTTTCAGTTTGTTGTCTTAAAGTAATTTTTGCACATTCATCTAAATCTCTAACATAAGTAGCTTCATGGTTTTTATTATTAATATGACCAATAAATTTGGTATCTTCTGTTTGTTGTCTAATGGTTGATTTAGCTTCATCGTCTTTATCTCTAGCATAAGCTATTAGTGCTTTTGAAGGATTTCCTGTTTGTCTATTAGATATGATTGTAGTTTGTTTAATAGTTGGTTTGGCATCATCTTGTAAACTGGTATAAACTAATTCATTTTCACCTCTAATATTTTTCTCAGATGGCATAAATAATACAGTTTGTTTTATAGTAGATTTAGCAGCATCTTCATTATATACTCTAGTTTGTTTTTCTTCTCCTCTAGTATTACTAACTAAATTATAATTAGTGCCGGGTCTTAATGTCATCTTAGCAGGATCTTCATTATACACTTTAGTTTGTTTTTCTTCTCCTCTAGTGTTACTAATAATATTATGAGAAGTACCTGGTCTTTGTGTCATTTTAGCAGGATCTTCATTATAGACTCGAGTTTGTTTTTCTTCCCCTCTTGTGTTACTAATAATATTATGAGAAGTACCTGGTCTTTGGGTCATTTTAGCTGTATCTTCATTATAGACTCGATTTTGTTTTTCTTCTCCCCTTGTGTTACTAATAATATTATGAGAAGTACCTGGTCTTTGAGTCATTTTAGCAGAATCTTCATTATAGACTCTAGTTTGTTTCTCTTCTCCTCTAGTATTACTTACTAAATTATGAGAAGTACCTGGTCTTTGTGTCATCTTAGCAGGATCTTCATTATAAACTCGTGATAGTTTTTGTTCACCTTGTGTATTATTAATTATATTATGATTGGTACTTTGTCTTAATGTCATCTTAGCTGTATCATTTTCATCACGTGCTTTAACATGTTTAATTTCAGAAGTAGCACCCAGTAAAGGATTATTAGAACTTTGAGTTTCTCTATTTGTAGTTGGTAAAACCATATCATTTGAAAATATATAATTTCCTTTATCATTATTATTTGAGACACCAATATTATTATTACTATAAATCATTAGTTCTCTTGCAGTAGTTAATGGAATATCTTTATAATCAATAGTATAATTACCTCCTGTTGCTTTAGAAACTTGACCTTCATATTCATAATTAGTAGTTACTCTTTGATTTTCATAATTTTTATATGATTTAGCATTAGTCATAACAGGTTTATTATTTACTTCAACAGTTGCGTGAGTAAAATCATTATAATATGTTTCTCTTTTATCTGGCTCAAATCTAGTTTTTGATTTATCTGGACCACTACCTCGATTAGAATTAATTGCAGGACCAGGTTTATAATTTTCAGTTTCATTTCTTTGAGTTCTAACATCTGTAAATTTTCCTGTTTGTTTTGGACCTTCAATATCAGCTTTTGTAGCTACTAAATCAGTAAATTTAGTTTCTTTATAATCAGGTAATTTATATTTTGTTAATTTTGGATCTGGACCTCTTAATTCTCCTTTTTTAATTGTTTCTAATGGTTTATTTTCATAAGTTACTTTTTGATTAATATCACTTCTTAATGCATCTACATTTCTTGGATTAACACGATAAACAGAATAATTACCTTTTTGATTTTCAAATTCCAATCCAGGTCTAACTTTAACATTATTTTCAAATGGTAAATTTCCAAAATTATTTTTACTTGATGGTAAATATCTATTTTGTAATTCATTAGTGACTGCTGGCATTCCATTTATCCAGGTTAAATCTTGCATAGGTTGAAATAAAGGGACTTTTTCTTTTTTAGCAACATATAATGGATCAATACCACTAAAAGCTTCTAACTTTCTTTGAGATCTATTAGTATTTATTGAAAAATCTCTTCTAGAAGTATTAGGAACCATGTTATTATGAGTGAATTTATCATTATTAACTACATCATAATGCATATCTGTTTCTTGAAATAAAGAATAACCATTCACAAAATCTAAATTTCTTTGAAGTGATGAATTAATTCCTTCTATTGTTTTATATGATTCATTTATACCAACTGGTGCATCTATATTATCCAATCTAAGATCATCAAACTGTTTAAGAAATTCAGGTTTTCTATAATTTTGTCTTACTTGTTGCATTTCAATCATATTAATTTTATTTTCCATATTAGAATCATAATTTAATTCTATTTTTTTTGATTTTGATCTTGGTTGTGTTAATGAGCCTAATAAAATACTTGACATATTATTATTAGATACATTTTATTTTTATACAACTAAACAAATATATTCTTAATTATTATTTAATTATTATTTATACAGCACAGTTTTCTTTAGCTGTTGCTATTTCTTTTGGTAATGCTTCACCTTTATCCCAAGCTTTTTGAGTGGGCATTCTATAAATATCTTTAGAATATAATCTTGAATTTAATCCAATTCTATCATTTGATTCTTGAACATGGCATTGTGGATTCACGTGTAAATAAGGTTCAACTTGGTAACTAGTAGTACTCATTGAACGATAGTTATCAATTGGGTGGGTAAATCTAGTATCTTCGCGGGCTAGTTTTTTAGAACATATAGGTTTGTGATGAACTTTATATTTTCCAATAGGAGTTTTATTATCATTACATTCATTTAATAATTGATTTCTCCAAGATAACTGAGATTCTATTTCAGCCATTCCTTTATATCCAAAATCTGTTGGTTTTCTTGCTAATGAAACATCTGATTTGCTTCCAACTGGTCCATCATATGATAAACACTGTGAACAATTTTCAGCATAAGGAGCATATAATCTATAATCACCAGGTGCTGTGCTTCTTCCCATTTGAAGATTGTATGCGCAACTATCATATTTAGTTCTATTAAATGACATAGTCTATATACAATAAGAACAGATATTTTTATATTTTTTTAAATTTATATAAATCAAAAAAAATAATTAAAAGTTTATTTTCTTGTTACCCTACAAACATTAAGACCTAAATTCTTTTCATTTAACATATTGTTTTTTGGTTTTACTAAATTACTAGGAGTAATGTGATGAATACTTTCACACATTCTTGCAGGAGATAATTCAGGGTAGTTAAATCCTTTTTTGGGGTTAAATTTTAATTGAGGGCATAATGTTCCTGGTCTGTTTAAACCATATAATTCACTTTCAACATCAGCTCTTGGACCAAATTCAAGAATATTAGTAAATTGACCAACTGAACATTGTTTGCAATTTTCATATTTACCCTTAAATAAATTGTATTCTAATGGACCTGTACTTTCTTTTATTTCAGTAGCATAAGCACACTTGTCATAAATTAAGCGATTAGAACTCATAGCTATATATATTTAATTAGAAAAAAATATAATTTTTTTAGATTTTATTTTAACTAAACTTTTATTTTAGAAATCCATTGTAAAACTATTATTTGAATTAAACCTTCTGGAATTATTTCAGGTTTTATATAACTTAAATATAAATACTCTTGTAATTCTTTTTTTAATACACTTGTATTTATTTTAATTCTATTTTTTAAAATTTTTAAAATTATAAATTTTATTTCAAGACTAATTAGCCAATTTAAACTTAAATTATTATTATAATCAATAAATGGAACTAAATTATATAATAATATTTCTATTTTATTTAATGGACAACCTAATTTAAATATTAAATCATTTGATAATTCTTCTTTTATAATACTTATAAATGTATTTCTCTTTTCTTGATCAAAATCATTTACTATACAATTTAATTTTTTTATAAAAGTCTCAAATGATATTTTTTTTATTGAAATAGTACTATTTTTAGGATTACAATATTCTAATTCAATTTCTTGTTCTTTATTTATATATTCAAATATAAAATCTAAATGATTTATATTAGTAGATAATTTTGTATTATCCATAATTATTTTCTGTAAAATTATTATATCTATTTGATTACCCTTATTAAAATATTTTTTACCATCTCTAAAATCTAAATGTTTTTTCATATTAGCACCACAATAAGTTTTTTAATTTATCATATTTGGATCTTTCTCTAAACAAGCAAATTCTAATAAAGTATGACCATATTTATTTGTTTTATCTATTCCAGCACCTAATTTAAATGCATGTTTTAAAAATGTTGTATCTCCAAATTTAATTGCTAAATGTAAAGGAGTTTGACCATTTTCATCTAAGATATCAAAATTACATTGACCATATTCAAAATTTTTTAAATAATCAACTTGACCTGTTTCTATAATTTCAAATAAAGCATTATCTTGTGATTCATCTATTTTATTTTTTTTAGTAGAAGGTTTGTCTAAAGTTGCTTCAATTGCTAATACTAAATATTTACTGCATTCGTTTTCAGTTTCATCTATTATTCCCTGATATTCTTGATTTAATTTATTTTCATCTTTTAAATCATTTAAAATTTTAATACATTGTTTAAAATAATCATATGATTTGTCTATATCACTATCATAATATTTTTTAGCTGTTAGATATGATTTTAAACATTTTTTTATTTTGATATTATCCATATTATATTTAATATAAAAATAATTTTTATACGAAACCCATTAATATTTAAATTTTATAGTTTTAGTACGTTCATCATTTTCTATAGGATTTGGATTTCTCATTGTATTAACTGTTAATTGATTTTGTTTTCTAGTTGACTCTCCTCCTCTTGGTATTGTCATTACTACATGATTTGGATCTTGAAAGTTTCTATCTAAATACTGAAATTGAAAATCAAAAAATTGCTGAGCTTCTTTTTCTTGTTTAAATTCTTTAGTGTAATGTCTAGAAGCATCACCGTTTCTTATATCATTTGAAATATTTAAATTACCAAAACCCCTACCTGGTCCAACATCTCTATTATTATAATAAAAACCTGTTTTTTGATTTTTATCTTTTCTCAGGTTATTTTCATAATTTATATTATAATCAGATGGATGAAAACTATTTTTTAATTTTAATTGAGTTTTATCTTTTGAATTAATTGATGGAGTTATTAAATCTGTTTCACAATCAATTGCATCAGATTTTGTAATTATATTTTTGTGATGTCCTGGTACATCTTCACTTGGATCTCCTCTAATAAAAAATTTATTTTTAACATATTTTTCTTCAACTTGTTTATTTTCTAAATCTACGTTATAATAATAACTCATTATATTAACATATATTTTTATTTTTAAGTAATTATAACATCATATCATTTTCAAATTTAATTGATGTTAATCTACCTCTGTGATAAGTTGGATCTCTTATTTTAAGACAGTTTTTACCTTTTGTTTTGCATTTACCACTATTTCCAAAACACCATTTAGCAAAACCTTTTTGATCATTTACTATTTCTGTATTTGGCATTGTGTAAAAATTTCTATCTGATATAAATTTACCCCAAATATCAGAACTATCTGAATATACATGAGATCTAAATTCTTTTCTCATTTCATCTTTTGAATCTTCATATCTACAAGCTTTAGGTCTGTCTGGTTTTTCCATTAAATCACCTAATGTATAATTCATAAATGGATTTTGCTTTGTTGGTTTAGTACAGTTTTTTGGATCTTGTTTATCTGATACTGATGCAAAATTTTCAGTAGTTCCTAAAAATAAACTAATAATTAGTATAACTACACCAAGTGATAACCATTTTTTATCTTGATTAAATATTATTAATAAAATTGAAAAGTAAATTGCAAATCTAGCTAATGAATTTATTTTTTCTATTCTCGTTAAATTTTTATTTGGGAAAAACTGGTCATAGTTTTCAAATAATATTTTTGGATTACGATACCATAATTCTGTCATTTAATTATAGAATACTAGATTTTTTTTATTGTTATTAAAGTGATTTAAGGAGATTTTAATATTTATTAATATTAACTATGAAGAATAAAAACTATTCTTGGGTTGAAAAATATAGACCCGAAAATTTAAATGAAATTAGTGCACAAACTAATGTTATTAAATCTTTAAAATCCGCAATGCTTACTAAAAATATACCACATCTGATATTTTTTGGTCCTTCTGGTTGTGGTAAAACATCTACTATCTTAGCTTTATCTAAAGAACTTTTTGGTTCTGAAAATTATACAGATCGTATTATTGAATTAAATGCTTCTGATGAAAGAGGTATTAATGTTATTAGAGAAAAAATTAAAACATATGCAAAACAATCAATTAAAAATATTAAAGATGCACCACCGTGGAAAATCATTATATTAGATGAAGCTGATACAATGACATCTGATTCTCAATTTGCTTTAAGACGAATAATGGAACAATATTCAAAAATAACAAGATTTTGTATCATATGTAATTACCATAATAAAATAATCGATCCAATAATTTCAAGGTGTTCTTTATTTAGATTCAAGCCAATAGAATCAACTGAAATAATTGGAAAATTAAAATTTATTTGTGAAAAAGAAAAATTTAATTGTCAAGAGAAATTATTAGAAAAAATTGTTGGAATTTGTAGAGGTGATTTAAGAAAAGCTATTAACTTATTACAAAAATGTTTTAATTCTTATGGTGATAAAATAAATGAAGAATTATTAGATGAAATGTCGGGTATGATTCCATTAGAAAAATTTCATTGTTTAATGGAATATGTTTTAAAGAAAGATATACCAAAAGTCGATTTGACTATTAATAAATTATTTTTGGAAG